CTTTTCCTGTCGGCGTGTACTCTGAGTATCCACCACACAGCAATTCTTTTCCTGCGTTATATGCATTGTTCAATTCCATAACCATAAATTTGCTCCCTTCTATAAAAAAGAGCGTTTAAGCCTTTTTACTTAACGCCCTTAAAAAATTTTCTATGATTTTTTATCACTCTCATTATCCTCAAGCCTGATAATTTCCCCTGTGTTGTGTTCAAGGAAAAACTTTAACTTTTCCCATAAAGGTTGTACTGGTAATCCCGCCAGTGCCATATTTTTTAGCACTGACATAGCTTCGTAGACTGTAAACATCAGTGCGAAAAGCTCCATAATTGTAAGGTTTTTTGTGAGCGGGGATATATTCCGCAGTCCTTGCGGCACAAATGCAATTAGATTCATTGGCATCAATGTATCCACAAAAACAAGACACACTACACACATCAGCATACCCACCTTGCGAATTCCACCATCAATTCCTACGCTCGAGTTGAATTTTCTTTCTCTCAGAGCCCTCAGGCTCCCAAAGATCATATCCATCACTATACTGACTACCATCAACTTTGCCAAGGTATTTTGCCTTAATGTTAATCCTACCGTTGCTAACAACCAATTAAACATATACTATATTCCTTCTTTCTCTGTTGTGTCGTCCACAGCAAGTTCCTCTGCTCCAAGTGCTGTCAACGCCTCTTTAACTTTCTTCTTTAAACGCTTTGGCACTTCTGAAAACTCCTTAGCTCCATCGATAATCAAATACGCATATACCATTGCCAATCCTGAATACTTCATTTCATTACCTCCTAAGATCAAAAAAAAATCAAAATGTCCTGTAACCACGCTCTAAACCTCATCTTTTGCACCTTCTTCACCCAGTAGTTCAGAAAATTCTGTAATGGCATTGCCTAGTGCAATCAGCTTTGTGTCATTTAACTCTAGCTTCTTTTGTAGCTTTTCAAGCAGCATTGACTGTGAAATTAGATTGCCTTTTGTGACGACCTGTGGCTCACTTCCTGTCAAGTCCACTTTCTCCAAAGTCTCGCCGTCTGGCATATCGAAAACTCCAATCTTAATATTCTCTTTAGCTGCGGTCGTCGACCCGTAAAGATTGCCAGTGGCCTTGTCATAAAATACTGTGACCTGCATCTTTTTACCTCCTTTTATTCTTTTATTTATTCATCAAACGCAGCAGATGCATATCCTTTTACATAAATGTTCAGTGTTGTGCGGTTGTTTATATAGTTTCCAGTGTGTGTTACAAAAAGCTGTGTACCACTTCTTCGTAAGCTAAATTGATTTTCCGCCCCATCATCCGAAATTACCCAAGTTTCAACATTTACATTTTTAGAAAGTGTAATTGTTGTGATATGATACCTACCGCCCTTGTCTGTGCGTAGGTACCCTCCACGCTTTATATCTTTCCCTATGAGATCTATGCCTATGACCAGTGTGTTATACATATACCAATTGTCGTTAAAAGTCACTGTATCTGTTGATTGTGACACCATGAAAGTATAGTCTCCTGTGATTGATGAATTTGCAATTTGATCTATATAATTTCTGCTGCCTATTACGCCATTGATATTTACATCTTTTACAATATTTTGAGGATATAGATTTGGTGATGGCAAAAAAGTCCAGTCTGCTCCTTCGATTTTGTATCCATCTGGAATTCTACTGATAATTCCCCTTCCCCGGCCAGCTATGGTGTCGTCCCACGCATGGCCCTCGCCATTCCATGCAGAAATTACTCCCCCTGTGGAGCTTATCCAACGGGGTATTTGTCCTCGTACTCCACAAATGTTGAGTGTATCTAGCATCTTTGACGGATCTAATCCCAACACACCTCTTAATTTGTCCCATGGAAGCCACATATATGCATGCCCATTTTCACCTGGGTGATATCCGCTTTTTACCCAACAGTACACCGAATCTCCGCCATTTGTGCCGATCAACTCTGTAGTTTGACCATTTTGATAAATTGGTATAGTGCCATTTATGCCTGCTGCACTATATCCTTGCAACCATTTTGAACCGTCAAGGTCTAGTACTCTTGCAAGGTCCGCCCACTTTAACCACATATAAGATTTACCAATTTGAGTGTGATAGTATCCATCTGGGAAATTCACAAACACAGTATCACCACCATTTGTACCTATTTCTCCGTTCCCATTACCTGCACCTCGGTCTGGAATTGTTCCTTGCTTTCCAAAAGCACCAGATGTGTTAATCATCCCACCCTCAGGGATATGCGGCCGAACCCACGCAAAAGGCAGTCTTACTTCAGCTCCACCACCAGCCACATAAGCCCCCTGCGGAATTTTAAGATATGCATTATCGCTATCAAATCGCCATGACAACGCATCTACTTGCGAAGGCATAGAAGTTAAGCTTCCATCTACCACTTCATCATCACTGTCAGACGTAATGGTTTTAAATCCTTGAAGGACCTGATCCCTACCCGCAGTGACATCATCTGAAGTAACCCCTCCACCACCTGCCATCAAAATTGCATCTGCCATATTAACCTCCTTTCACCATCAACCATACATCTTGCACCGGCTTTTTTCTAAAGCTTTTTACAAGTATATAGCCGTCATAAATTTCAATCTTATCTATGCAGCTGTAAGCTTTCCAGCAAGCTTTTATTGTGCCTATATCAGTAAGATTATCCTGCAACTTATGACTGATTATCGGCGTATCGCTTGCCTTTAAGCCTGTCACCTCTATTCGTGCCGTATAGGGCACTGTGCTACCAAAAGCGCTTGCCTTAAGTTGTACAACCCTGACCTTTTTAAAGTAATCTTGTAAATACTTAAGGCCTCCCACTAACGCACTTAGTATGCTCTTTATAGTTCTTTTCGCTTCTATCTGATTTAGATCCGCTATTGCAACGGGCTCAAGCCAGCCAGGGGGCATGGTTACATCCGCTATTGCTCCGCCATTTACACTTACTTTGTCATCAGAAAGTTCTTTCAGCTTTGTGTCTATGATATCCATAGACGGGTTTATTGCTTCTTCTATGTTTGCAAAATCTGAAAGTTGCGGTTTATTTAACTGATAAAATCTCGTCTTTTGCATTTATCTTCTATCCCTCCTGCCATTTTTTATCGTCGTGAATTTTCTTCCATGTGTCTGTAGTAATCTCTGACCACCTTAATTGTTTAAAGCGTTCCCAGCGATTGAATAAAGCATACACATTTACAAGCATGTTCGCAGGTGCTCTCTTTCTTATCAAATCGGCAATTACACTAATCATAGGGATTGATACGAGTTTTACACCACAATCAATCAAATATTTTGAGCTATCCACTTTTAATTTATAGTTATCCGCACCGCACACAACCTTTAATACTTCATCAAGTTTATTGATTGTATAAGGCAAGTCGGACACATGATAACCGCGTATGCGGTTGACCCTGTCTTCAAGACTGTCAGCCGGATTTACTACTATATGCAGCAGCTCTTCCCACTGTGCGCACTCACTTTCGTCCATTGTGGCTAAAATCCTGTTAAGTTCTTCTTTTTTTAGTGACTGCCATACAAGTCTTAAGTACTTATCATAAGTCTTTGCAATCTTTTTAAACTCTTCTATCTCCGCTATATGAAGCGGTAGATATTGAAGTGTATCAACCTCTATCATGTCAGTACCACCTCGCCCATTTTTGGAATTTCATCACTCTGTAAAGTTAAATTACTGCTGTTTCCATTTAAAGAAGTGTTGTTTACATCAAGTACGCCCTGCACATCTAATATGGCCGACTCAAGTCTTGAGATGTATACGATTGCCTCAGTATGCTCGTCACCTTCTTTCCATGCTTCTGCTATACCTTTCAGATAGCCTTGTATCTTTGCCTTGATATTTTCGGCCAAATTTGCACTTGAGTAGCCCGATGCGTATGTAATTTGAGTACTTACCGCAACGATAACCTCTTTTACTGACTCTATAGTCAGATTGTGGCCAATCGGTACCCATCCATAACCTGCTCCCTTATCGGGCACGGCTCCTTTTTTTATCTGCTCTATCAGATAACTACTAACTGCAGTATTTTCTGAAGATATCAGTACGGCTTTTACCGTGCCTGCTCCGTTCCAAGTCGGATATATCTTTGAGCCTCCAATACCTTGTATGCTTGCGAATTTTTCCTTGTAGGCGGAAATATTGCCTGCAAAGCTTTGAGATGTGAAACTTTCAATATATCTTTTATACAAAGACTCTTTACTTTCATCATCATCACCTGCGACAAGCAACTCCGTCACCTTCGCACTCTCAAGTCCTTCGGTAAAATCAATCGGAATAAGATCGCCTCGTAAGTCGTTCGGGCCCAATCCTGTCTCTTCTACTATCATTTTATATTGATGCAAGCTATCATTTATAACTTCTACAGCCTTGTAGTTGTATCCTTTCAGGCTGTACCTGCTGCCGATTGGCACCGCCACATTGAACTCCGCTTTTACATATGCATTAGTCGCTTCTTTTCTGACTATCGCTCTATCAAGCGCAATCATTTCTAAATGCTCAAGGTCTGCTGTGCCTGCATGACTTTGCTCTATGATATAGTCAAGTTGTATATACAACTTTTCAATCTCATACGCCAAGGCGGACAAGGCATTGTGCACAAGACTACCTTCTACCTTTATGACTTCATTGCCTATATCATCTTTAGTATCTGCTAAGATACTTTTATAAGTCTTATCTTCGTACATTCTCATCCACCTCCAAACTTCCGAATTTTGTCACTACTCTAAAAGATATATTCAAGCTGTCGGAATTTCTGACAGCTTCAAAATCTTCTATACTTTCGATATATTCATTCATGAGAAGCGCGTCCGTCACTTCGCTTTCACAATCGGTATTTATATACTCTTCACTGAGCATATGTCCGATATATTGCTCTAGGCTTGTGCCATAATCTGCAGAGTATATAGCGTGTCTAAATCTTTCAGTATGTAGACATAACCACACCCATACTTTTATAGCCTCAAGGCCTTCTACAATCTTGCCTGTAAGCTGTCCTGTAGCGAAGTCTATGCCATACTCACGCGGTACTTCTATGACCTTAGTTTCTTCGCTTTCCGCTATATCTACATTGCTAAGCTCTTCTAAAAAAGAAGGTAAGATACTCATAGCTTCACCATCTTTCCAAGCACGATATAAAGACTTGATGTGTAGTCGGTCGGGTCGCTTCCCTTTACCTTCATCACCGCCACTTTGTCGCCCGCCTTAAGTGGACTTATATATGTGCTTTTATCTACCAAAGCACCACCTTCGGGGCACTGACCTGCCACAGTGCTTGCAAGCTTTACTGTCAAAGACTCATCAAAAAGAAGATCTTCAGATGTAAGTATAAGGTCGCCGATTTTACAAGAGTTTTCGCTTATCATCTCTGCAAGCTGTATGCCTGCCGAAGTGTCGCCATCATCTCTTTCTAAAAAAGCATCAGTCCAACTCATATCATCCACCTCCGTTTCTTGCTCTTGACTCCGCTACAGCTTTTCTTATAGCTGCAATCTTTTCTTGCCTCTTCTTTTCGCCTCTCTTCATGCCCTTGCCCTTCTTTTTATTCTTTTCTTTTGTAGCTTCCTTTTCTTTCGACTGTGTACCGCTCTTAGTCTGAGCTTTTAAAGCCTTCTTCTCTTTCTTCTTTTCTTCTCTCTTCTCTTTCTTGAGCTCTTCTTTTCTCTTCTCTTCAGCCTCATCCTTTGCATTCTTAGTATCCATCAAGCTGTCGAACCTAAGTTCAAGCTCCATCTTGTATGTACCGTTTTCAAATGTGTGAGCATCTGAAGATATCCAGTACTTGCCCGATAAGCCCGTGGCCGCATCCTTGACCTCCACAAAGTAGCAAGATAAGCAATTTATATCGCCTATAGCCGATATTTTTATTGCCTGAGTCGGCTTAACTTTCAAAAGGTTTTTCGCTCCTGTTGTGGCATCAACCCCCTCTTCTTTGCTGTAAATCTCCTGAAAGACACCAAACTTCTTTATGCTTCCATCATCTTTTACTTCGCCTATCTGCTTGCCCTTATCGTCAAAAATCAAGATTTTGTTTTTTATATCATCCATACTCTCAGTGATACTACTCGCAAAAATATTTGAATTTTCCGAAAGCGTAAAGCCTTTTACAGCCCATTCTGTTTTGTATACACCAAGTCCACGCTTATATATCATAGCGAAATACTTATCACCCGTAATTTTATGAGCCTTTGTGTATGCAGCCATCACTATGTCGTACATCTTCATTTTGTCACATATCATGCTTGCGATATTGACTCCAGTCGGATGTAGATGCCTAATAGGCACTTGTATATCCGCGCACACCTGAGAAGCTATCGCCTCAGCCGTCAAATTTTTAAAGTTATACTGCCCTGTCGACTCAAGCAAGTGCTTCATCATGTCATAAGCCGTAAAAGTGATAGTACCTGTTTGGCTTGACTTCTCTACTCCGAAAATCTGCCCGAAAAAGATTTCGCCTTCTTTGCTATCCTCAAGCGATATGTAGTCGCCTGTTGCGATGCTTGGCAAATTTACGGTTTTGTCGTAAGGCGCATTGATATAGTCAAAATCAACGCTTCTTGATGCTTCACTTGCGGAACCTTTCCAAATTATTCTTGCACACGCTCCCGATATGTCATAAATAACTCCTGTATCTTTTATAAGGTTTATCTTCATTTGTCACCTCACGGAATTGTTAGGACGGTGCCGTCTTTTATCAAGTTCGGGTTGCTTCCGATAATGCCCTTATTTTGCTCATATAGTGCATGCCAATCTGACGAACCTGTCAACTTTCTTGCTATAGAACTAAGACAATCGCCACGCTTGACTGTGTAGGTTTTTGGCTTTTCTCTTGTATCTTCTCTTTTTGCCGTATCCTTTGCGCTTGTATCTTCGCTTGTTGTCTGTGTGGTCACTTGACTCTCTGCAACCACACTTGACTGAGATGTTGCAATTTTTCTGTGCTCTTTTAGAGTTATCGAAAACCTTATATCGCCCGTTCCGTCATCTTCTCCCCATTCGAATGAAGATATTCTGTAGGGGAAGTTTATAGCAGTTCCGGTTATGATAAGCTTCACAATACCGCCGTTCATCATTTGTTCTATCTGCTTGACATATCTCTGCGGATTTTTAATGCCTCTAAATTCACAATATGAGGGATTGTATCTTTTTGGAAAAAAGGAAGAAAAGGAGACCGTTCTCAGCCCCCTCATTCCGCCTAAGTCGGTTTCGCCGACTGCATTAATATTTACTGTTTCAATTCCCCGACTTCCTTGCACTTTGTACTCACCAGGAAGTACGGGGAAGCGCATCGGTGCGCCACCCTTAAGCCATATTTGCACTAAAACTCATACCTCCTCTGTTGCTCTTAGATGCCATAATCTTCTTTGCTATAGCATCGCCGATTTTTTCAATGTCTGCATCTTCTCTTACAATAATTTGGTCAGCAAGTTTCGGAATATTTAAAACTG